CCGCTTGGTGAGGAAGGTAACCTCTCCACCTACTAACCAAAACATCGGTTTTCGGGAAAAGCCCTCTCGCAATGAGAGGGCCATGACCTACACGTTACGACTTATTAGGATTCTGGGTAATCAACCCATGGCCCCATATAAGTCCACCGTTGGACTAGGCTAATAGAGATCTTAGTTTTTAACCGTTCCTTCTTTGGCACCGAGTTAAGTGCTTGGGAAGGCTTAGTTAGAACAAGGTCTCTAATCGCTTTATGCCTAGTTTGGACCGTCTTGTCCCGTTGGGGACGTAGCTCCAAAGCCCAAAGATTGGCTAGTAAATAGCCTCTCCGCTCATCCTGGTGAGTCAAGCTCACCTCCACGACGTTAGGAACTCTATACCCCTCAAACCCGAGGGTTTTTGGGTGAGTCCTTGCGACGTTGGGCGTGGCTTCATCAAAGCTTGAGACGAAGCCACCGTCGCCGTATCCATCAGGAATTCTCAGTCGAAACCGAGAAGGAACCTGTAGGACAAGGCGATCGAACACTCTCTTAAACTTACCATCACAGGCGAGATGTGAACAACGCCTGCTGGCTAGTCGTCGGATTGCGTTCGCCAGTCTGTAAACAGACGGAATGGAGTGAATCCTATCTTTAAGATAGATGGGTTTTATGTCGCTACCGAGATAATAATGGGCTCCACAACTTTCGCGAAAAGGAGAGTTCACATAGCTCTTCTTTTCATTAATGCGAAAGCCGTAAAAGCTCATCATCTCTGCAAAGACGTGAAAGGCGGAAGATGGCAAGACAACGTCATCTCCATAAGCGTTTACACGCTCACGGGTACCCATATACTCTGCGCAGCATTTTGCAACTGCATAGAATATTAGGGTCTCCAGTTCAAATGTGTAGCCGTTCCCCATACTGGAGAACTTCTCCCATTTGTACTGTTTGCCTTTCAAAAGTCCAAAAGGTGATCGACATGACTCCAATATACTAAACCAACGCCGAGGTAACAACTCCTCGACAACGGAATAGGCTATAGAGTCACTCGCCGAAGAAAGATCCACAGTAGCAAGCGAGTTGGTAATACTACCAATACGCGCAAGCTCCTGATTCACATTCTGACGCGAGAGGTCGACACCCCACCTAACTAGACGACGCCTAATCATATCACCAATAGACTTCTGGAACCATAAA